TTAATCCAACAGCACGTGAAATGATTCCTATGATTACTAGGAATTCTATTAAAAATAAGGTCATATCTGCAGATGACATTGCAGACGAAACATTAGATTATAATTCTGATTTTGAACTCCTGGATTCAAAAGTTCAGAAAACTGGTAATGCAATTACACTAAAATATGAAGAACAAGACTGGATTCAGCAGTTATATGCTACTGGAGTTGAGAATGTTAACCCATTCAACGTTGTCATATATACTGGTATTATTCAACTCAACCCAGCAGTTGATACTTGGGTAAGGACAATTCAACTTCCAGATAGAAATGTTAATATCACTAACAACTCATCTAGAACTATCACTAGAGACCTTTCTATTGATCTGAGACAAACTATTCAAAACCCAGTTGTTAGACAAACTACCTCTACAAGTGTAAGACGCATCCCAAATCCATCTAGAAGAGGAACTAGAGCAACCATTGGTAGTAGAACATCTACATCTACTAGTACACAAACTTTTAGAGCATCTAGTAGGTCTACAAATACAACATTCGATACTATTACTAATACTGATATTTCAGTAAGAAATGTTTTGGTTGCTTCTGGTGATGAATCTTTCATGAGATCTAGAAACACCGAATTTACTGTTTCTAATCTCAAACCATCTACACAATATTATCAATTCTTAGATGATAATAGTGCAGTTGATTTTACACCAAAACTTATCGAAGTTGCAACTGATAATAGTCTTGCATCTAGTGGAACAAGTGGCATTTTTAGAACAGGTGAAACTGTTATTGGTTCTGTAAATGGCAGAAACTTAATCACTTTTAGATTAGCAACACCAGATCATAAGTTTGGTCCTTTTAATGCACCTACTACCAAATTCAATATCAATCCATATATTAAGACAGAAACACTTCTCTCTTCTTATAGTAACACTACAAAAGTTCTGAATATTGATACAAATTCACTTTGTGAAGAAGCTCAGGGTAGATTTAATGGTTACCTTACTAAAGGTATGCTTTTAGTTGGTCAAACTAGTGGTGCAATTGCATATGTAAAAGATCTCAGACTTATTTCTGACAATTATGGTGATCTTATTGGTACATTCTTCTTAAGAGATCCAAATACAGTTCCAGTACCAACAGTAAGAATTGATACAGGTACTAAGACATTTAAACTCACTTCAAGTAAAACAAATGAACATGCTACACCTGGTAGCAATAAAATTTCTTTTGCTGAAGTTGGTTATACTTCAGATGGAACTTTGAATCAGTGGGAAAATGAAGTTACTACAATTACTAGTAATCTCACTACTCGGACTGTCACAAATCTCGGTGCAAACCTCACAACTAATCTTGTAACTACAACTAGAAATACTCAAAACACAGTTGCAGAATTCTTTGATCCATTAGCACAATCATTTACTGTTGGTGGAACAGTTGAAGCACCTGCTCAAAACGATAGTATTGATGATATCAATGGTGCATTCTTAACTTCTGTTGGTTTATTCTTCAAGTCTAAAGATAATGGTACAGCACCATTAAGAATTGAAATTAGAACAGTTGAATTGGGTACACCTACCAGAATTGTTCTTGGTAAAGCAGTTACTCTCAGACCAGAACAAGTATTAATTTCTGATGATGGTGAGACAGAAACTAAGGTAACTTTCCCAGAACCAATTTATTTGGCACCTGGCACTGAATATTGTGTTGTTATTATTTCTGCCCACTCTGATGAGTATGAAATGTTCATCGCAACTATGGGTGAACCAAGTGTCAAGACTCAATCTTTACCATCTACAGAATCTGTCATTTATTCTAGACAGTTTGCAATGGGTTCGTTGTTCAAATCACAAAACGGTTCTATTTGGACAGCAAATCAATATCAAGATCTTAAGTTTAAACTCTACAAAGCAAAATTTGTAGAATCTACTGGTACTGCATTCTTCACAACACCAACTCTTAATGAGAGTAATGGATATGTTGCACCTCTACCTTCAAATCCAATCACAACATTACCTAAGACAGCAACTCTTGGTATAACAACTTCTACTACTCTAGATTCCATTATGGAAGATGGTAGAAAGATTGCAGGTGCTCTACCAAATACACATGCTTTTGTTGTTGGTAGAGGTTCGCAGGTAGGTACAACAACCGTTACTAGTGCTGGTGAAAACTTCCCCACAGGAGCAACTCTAGCAAACTTACCAACAACTAATATTGTTGGTAAGGGTTCTGGTCTGAAAGTTACCATTGTTACTAATAGTTCTGGTGCAATCACTCAAGTATCTGCAATCACTGAAAGTGGTACTGGTTATGAAGTTGGTGATGTTGTTGGTGTTACTACTGCACAAGGTAGAAATGCCGAAATTTCTGTTACTGCAATTAACGGTATCGATACTTTATATCTCTCTGGAGTTCAGGGAGAAGCAAATGCATTCTCGGTTGGTGCAGGTGTAAGTTTCTTCCCCGATGATGCTGCAGATCCAATTGTTTCACTTGCCAGTACAGTCATTACTAAATTTGTTCCAGATGGTGGTATAAATTCAGGTAACTTTATCAAGTTAGATCATTTTGATCATGGTATGTATTCTGGTATTGATAAAGTTGCAATTGGCAATGTCTCTTCGAGTTATGCACCAACAACATTAAGTGCATCTATGGATGTAAATGAAAATACTACTATTAGTATTGCTAGTACTGCAAACTTCTCCACCTTTGAAGGTAGACCAGTTGGTGCAGCAAACACTGGTTATGTCAAAATTGGTGAAGAAATTATTGGATATACTGCGGTTGAAAATGGTGCATTGACAGTATCAACAAATAATGGAAGAGGTGTCGATTCAACACTAATTACACTTCATGATCAAGGTAGTCTTGTTAACAAGTATGAATTGAATGGTGTTTCTCTAAGAAGAATTAATAAAACTCATGATATTCATTCTTCAGATATTGAAATAGATTCCTACTACATTGAAATTGATAGACAAGAAGGTGGTCCAGACAGAAGAACTGATAATTCTTTAACAAATGCACCACAAATGTCTTTTGTTGATGAGGGTTCGTATGGTGGCAATACATCGACTGCCAGCGAAAATATCAATTATAGTAGTATCATTCCTACCTATGACTTGTTAACACCAGGCACACAAACATCTGTAAATGCTTTTATCAGATCTATTAGTGGTACCAGCCCTGGTGGTTCTGAGACACCTTTTGTTGAGCAGATTTCTGAACCAGTACAATTAAATGCACTTAATAGACTGAGTTCATTGAGATTAGTTGCATCTGAAGTTAATGAACAAAATCAACCAGGTTTGACCAATTTATTCAGAAATAAGTCTTTCCAGACAGGAATTACGTTCTCAACTTCAAATACAAATCTGTCACCAGTTGTTTATCTCGATAATGCTATTACTGAGTTTAGATCTAATAGATTAAACAGACCTATTAGTGATTATGTAACAGATCCTAGAGTTAATGAAATTCTTAATGATCCACATGCTGCAGTTTACGTATCAAACACCGTAAATCTTGCACAACCTGCAGATACCCTAAAGGTTATTTTCAGTGCTTATAGAGATGCAAGTGCAGACTTTAGAGTTCTTTATAGTTTGATTAGAGCAGATTCTTCTGAAGTTGCACAACAGTTTGAATTGTTCCCAGGATTTGATAATGTTAAAGTTGTTAATGATGAAGGATTTGCAGTTTTAGATCAATCTAAAAATAGTGGTAGACCAGATGTTTACGTACCACCAAGTTTAAATCAAGAATTCTCTGAGTATACATTTACTGCAGAAAATCTAGATTTATTCATTGGTTATACAATTAAAGTTGTTATGTCTGGTACTGATCAATCTAAACCACCAAGAATTAAGGAGTTTAGAACACTTGCAGTGAGGTAACAAAATGATTAAAGTGGAAGGGTATCAAAATTTATATCGTGATGAAGAAACTGGTGCTATTATTAATTGTGACTCATTAGCATATGATCAATATGTCAATTCTGTTGTACAAAGAGACATTCAGAAAAGAGAACTTGATCAAATGAAAAATGACATTGATGAAATCAAATCCCTACTTAAGGAGTTTTTAAATGGACCCAAATGAAATTAAACTCGATAATTTAAACAAGAGTTTTCAATATCAAAAACTTTCTAGAGAGTTAGATGAATGTGATTCTATTTCAACTATGAGAGATATTGCAAAAAGTTACCTTAAGTTGTATTTAAAACAGCAAGAGGTATTGACTGTAATAGACAATATATAAGGTCCCTAAATAGTTAAAACAATAGAATATCCAGATGTCTGCTGTTTATGTTAACAATTTAATTATTAATACAGGAACAGACTTTGATCAGATTTTTACCTTAGCTAGTAGTTCTGGTAATAGTGCATTAGATTTGACTGGTTACACCGGTGTGGCTAAGTTGTCGAAGCATCCTTATAGTGCAAATAAAGTTGATTTTGGGGTAAATTTCGTAGTACCTACAGAAGGCATACTTGAGATCAGTTTGACACAAGCACAGACTGCAGCACTGAAAGAAGGTAGGTATGTCTACGATGTGGTATTAGACGATGGTTCCAAAAAAACTAAGGTCGTTGAAGGAATGGTATTCGTCAGAAAAGGAGTAACTTACTGATGCCTAGAATACCCGTAAGGATAGGACAAGAAAATAGAGTAAAGGTTATAACCGCATTTGGTTCACCAGATATTCCATATCTTGCGGTTAATGCCACTAACGTTGTTGGTGGTGCAGTAAGCACTACTGATTTAGATGTTACTGGTCCTGCCAATTTTACTGGAATAACAACATTTTCTAATAATGTTATTCTAAATCAAGATTTAGAAGTAGTAGGTGCTTCTAATTTTATTGGTACAGCAACATTTTACGGTGGAACAATTGGTATTGGTAACTCCAATACTGATAATGTTCAGTTTTCAGCAGATGTAAATTCAAACTTTATTCCTAATTTTGATGATACGTACCTTCTTGGTACACCAGATCAAAGATGGAAACAACTTCATGTTGCTAACCTTTCATTAACAGGAATTGCAACACTTCAAGCAGGTGTTGGTAAAACTTATGGTATTGCATTTTTTGGACCAAATTCAGAAATTGTTTCAACTGCAACACCATCAATAGGAATTCAAACTACTAATTTATTATTGACGGTTGACGAAAACAATGTTCCTGTTTGGACTGACAGCATCGATGGAGGTTTCTACTGATGGCAAAACCAACTACAAGACAAGAATTAATTGATTATTGCTTAAGACAACTTGGTGAACCAGTTCTAGAAATCAACGTTGCAGAAGAGCAAATTGATGATCTAGTTGATGATGCTCTCCAATATTTTAACGAGAGGCATTTTGATGGTGTAGAAAAAATGTACTTGAAGTACAAAATCACACAAGATGATATTGATAGAGGTAGAGCAAAAGGAACTGATGGTGTTGGGATTGTAACCACCACAGCAAATTCTGGTATAGGTACACATAAGTTCTACGAAACTTCAAACTATATTCAAGTTCCAGATTCTGTTATTGGTATTGATAAAATTTTTAAATTTGATACTAGTTCAGTATCAGGTGGTATGTTTAGTATTAAATACCAATTGTTCTTGAATGATATGTACTATTTCAATTCTGTAGAATTGATACAGTATGCAATGGTTAAATCGTACTTAGAAGATATTGATCATCTTCTTACAACTGATAAGCAAGTAAGATTTAATAAGAGACAAAATAGACTATATTTGGATATTGATTGGAACGCAGAAAAAGCAGATAATTGGCTTGTATTGGAGTGCTATAGAGCATTAGATCCAACATCGTTTACTAAAGTTTATAACGATAGTTTTCTTAAAAAATATTTAACTGCATTAATTAAAAAGCAGTGGGGTCAAAATCTAATTAAGTTCCAAGGTGTAAGACTGCCAGGTGGTATTGAATTAAATGGCAGACAAATTTATGATGATGCTTTGAGAGATTTGGAAGAGATAAAGGAAAAGATGACGACCGAATATGAATTACCACCGATGGATCTTATAGGTTAATATTATGGCACTTAATCCATTCTTTCTAAATGGTTCTTCTACAGAGCAGAGCCTAATACAAGATCTTATCAATGAACAATTGAAGATCTATGGGGTAGACATAATGTATATCCCTAGAAAGATTCTGAGAAGTGATAATGTTCTAGGTGAAATACAATCTTCAAAGTTTGATGATAACTTTGTTCTTGAGGCATATATTAATAACTATGACGGTTATGCTGGTGCTGGTGATTTGATGACAAAGTTTGGTGTTGCTTTAAAAGATGAAGTCACACTGACTATATCACAAGAAAGATTTGAAGAATTTATTGCACCTATTCTAACATCTATTTACAATCCAAATCTAATTTACAATGATCCAAATGAAGTTGAGTTGGTTACAAGACCAAGAGAAGGTGACTTAGTATATTTCCCTCTTGGTCAAAGATTATTTGAAGTAAAGTTTGTTGAGCATGAGAAACCCTTCTATCAGTTGGGTAAGACGTATGTTTATGAATTACAATGCGAACTCTTTGAATATGAAGATGAACTTATTGATACCACAGTATCTGAAGTTGATGAACTTATTAAAGATGTCACTTCAACAATAACTCTATTGCAATACAATGATGGTCAACAAGCGGTTGTCCGTGTTGATAAAATGTCACAACCAGGTTATGTTCAAGAAATTTTCTTAAATGAAGATGGTAGAAACTACACTTCAGTTCCTACTGTCAATATTCAACCATCTCCAGTAGGTTTAAATACGGCAAATGCAACTGCTGTTGCAATTACAACCTCTGTAGGTGATGGATATGCAGTTAGTGACATTTTGATCACAAATACTGGTTGGGGATATACAGAACCACCAATAATCTCATTCTCTGGTGGAGGTGGTGTTGGTGCAGCAGCAACAGCAATGATCAATACCTCTGGAACTCATGGTATTGGTGCAATAAGAGTTTATAATCCTG